CTATTCCGCTTTAATGTCAACGACATCAAGCGGGCTTTGTGCATCCGCGTAAAATGAACCGTTAGCGTTGTGCCAATGGGTAGGCGGGAGCTCGTCGCTGTTATGCTCAACGATTAATAGCTTACCAAATTGGCTCTCATAGACGACGGTACCTGTATTGCCGTTGCGGAGGGTGACTGTTTTATTTTGCATTATTTAATCCTTATTTTGGGGGTGTTGATTATTAATTCATCTTAAAGTGCGGTTGATTTTTACGGCGTTTTGAAAGTTACTCCTCCCCAACCTTGATAGTAATATCTCTAAATGTGAGCGCGTTAGTGCTAATGCCAGGTTGAGCCACAATCTTAAATCTAATGGTTGTCACCTCCGGCGGAAGCGCTCCGGATACTTGTTGCGGATGCCAATCGTCTGTTGGCCAGTCGCCCATCAACTCGGACTCGTATGATTGCACCACGTTTGTGCCGTTGAGCAGTTGCACAATTACCTTGCATTTGCCATTGCGGCGGTTATACGTCAAAATCTTATAATCCAGCACAAAGCGGGCGTATTGCCCTGCCGGCACGGTGTAATCATTGTAAATATCGTAATTTGGCGAGCTAGCGCTTAACATTAAATAACCCAGCCCACCAAAATAACCGTCATTGTAGCGGTTAAAGACGTAATCGCCAGATGTCCAGCGTGCCTGATAATCAAATGAGCGAAGCAATGTCATTGCACCGCCAACGCGGAACAGATAACGATGCATGCTTTGCAAGCCATCTTTAACGCTATAAAGCGCTATTTGGCTAAATTGCTCACCCTCTACCTTTTTGGCGTCCGGGTAAACAAACTCGGTCGAGGTAGTATTAATAGACCGCACCACGGTGTTGCCGTCCAGTAAATCTACTTTGTAGCTGACATCCTTGCCCAAAACGGTACTATCGTCCGTATGCGGAATCAACTTATCCGCCTGCACATCACGGTCACGGTGTGCCCAAGTGAGCTTAAATGCGGATTTGTCATTAATGGTGTTGCCGTAGCCGCCATCAATTTGCACTTTACCCGGTGGATAAGGGCGGGCTTGACGTTGACGGGTGGTAAGTATAAGCGCCTCAGTCTTAGTCTCATCAAGCGTTTGTTGTGCAGTCCGAGTGAGTAATTTAATCCTTACTTTTTCGCCGGGTGCGTATTTAGTCTCATCCATTCCGGCAGATATCAGATAACACCAAGCCAAGGCGCCTGCTTTATGTGCTTGCGGGATAGTATCCGCACAACCGCGCCCCACGGTCATTGTGCCGGTATCAAAATCCACAGCATCAATCTTGATAATCTCATCGCCCACAATGAGTGCCTCAGCACCCGCGAGGGCAGAATACTCTCCCTCTAGCTTAAACTTAATGCTAGTTTGATATGGCGTAACATCACCGACAATCTCCACATGCGGCGTAAATGACCCTGTCGCGGTTTTTTCGAAGTCTGCGCCCACATCCACTAACATGTCATAACCGACGGAAAGTGCGGTCGGTTGTGCGGCCAAGCTCCACACAAAACAATCGGTCGGCTTAATATATGCACGCTCTGCGTCAGATAACACAAGCGGGATCACATGATAAGGCACCTCAAATAACCTCGCGGTGGTAATTGGTTTGGCGGTGTAATCAGGCCGAATATAAAGCGACTCACCCTTTTTGGTGGAGTAGTTGGCTGACGGCAGTCCAAACACATCTTGCAGACACGTAGCCACAATCTCGCCCTCGTTGCCGTTTTTAAGCTCACCCACCCGAAAGACCACGTCCACAATATCACGCTCAGGCAGATTGACCCGGATAACATCGCCCGGGCGTAACTCACTGCCGCGCATATCAAATGTGATTTTAAGTCGCGTTAAACCACTGGCAATCATCTCTAAATCACGCTGAGCCACACGCGCCGCCAAATCAAAGGTTGGAATCCCCTTGTACTCAACCGTCTTACTAATTACGCCGTGCATTTGCACTGCGGCGATATTGTTAGCAATGGCTTGGTCGTCGCGGTTTGTCACCGGCTCACGGTATTTGACGATGATTTGATTGGCTTGCTTATCTGTTGCCGCGCTGTCGTCATCGAGCACAGAAAGAATCCCGTTATCGTATGTAAACAGCGGTAAATCCTCGACCTTGTAATCATGGCGAATCAGTTTAATTGCCTGTTTACCTGTTTCGATGTTGTCATATTGCGCCGCACCGATGTGGTCAACAATCTGCTGGATAAACTCCTTGATGGAGGTTTGGCGGTTGTAGCGGATGCACAAGCCAAAGCCCTCAGCATAAAGCGTATCGGCGGCTTTTTTATAGCTATCTAAATCCAAATCGGTGAGGTCTTTTTTGCCGCCCCAACTCTTATTTGTCGCGCACTCAACCAAGATATGTGCCGGATTCATCGCGTGGATTTGGCGTACATTTTGCTCCTGCTCCGAGGTTAACCCGGAGATTTTGAGATTATCGTTACGTAGCAAGATTTTAGCTTTTTCAGGGTACCACACCACGCCGCCGTGCCAGCCTTTGTTTGTTCGGCGCACGCGGTAACTATGCTTTTTGGGGTACGCGTTATAGCAACTAATCAACCCGCTAAACACTGTCGTGACAACCCCTCTAAACCCTGGGATTTGGTCGTTTGACTCCAACTTACCGGCAGTCACATCACCGGGCGTAAAAAAAGACAGTTGAGGTGGTTTTTGCCCTTTACGGCGCCCAAAAATCATCGGTCTTTTGGGCGGGTGAAGTGCCGGGTTAAGTACACCCTTGAGCAAATTAATCAGCATTTGTGTTGGTTTTTGGTCGGGCTCACCCATAAGTATCTCCATGCGCCCCTGAATCCCGCCCTCACCACCGGTATTATCGCCGCCAAATAAGTTGGGCTTATCAACATAAATCGCTTGCGAGCGCGTAAGCTCACCGGGCTTGCCAACATACGCTGTCTTATCATCGACACGGAGCTCCACAATCTCATCCACCGGCCCGCGTCCAAGGCCAGATTGAATATCCCAGTAATAACGGTAACCAACCGTGACCTCACCGCCCTTACGTTTGCCACCCATTATTTATCCCCCTGACGCGCCGCAATGGCGGCATTAATACATTTGCGGGCAAATACACTACCCGTGTTTAAAAGCACCTCGGAATCAATCCCGTGCGCTAAAAAATCGGCATAGTCCAATCCCTCGCGCACAAAAAACGCCTCCACGCCCGCCGCGCAGAAATCTACCCGGCGCATGTCTTGCATTGTGATAGTAATGCTATCCATAACTTATCCTTTTTTGATTTCGGTGGTACGGTAGTTACCATACGCCAACACTTGCCAGTCCTCAGTCCAACAATCGCCAAAAAACACGCACTGCGGCGTGCCCTCATCGATTTGCGGAAAATTCCAGTCTTTCGCACTCACCGCTTCGGGGCCGTTATTATTGCCTCGTCTATTATTAAGCGCTTGATTAATGTAATAACTGGCAACCGCCCAAGCGACGATTTTGACGATTGCCCATGCAATTGACTCATACATGATTAATACCCCCTAAAATACCCGTGAACCGTCATACGGCGATTTGGTCGGCATGTGTGGCACGCCACCAAAATTAAGCATATTTTTGAATTTATTAAGGCATGTTTGCGCGCGCCCATCACACCCCGGATACACCTTAATGATTGTGCCGATAGACAGCTTTTGAGTGCCACCCATGAGCGTGAGCTTGTTATTTTGATGAACGGTCACCGCGCGCACCTCGCGCACGCCATCGTCCACCCACTCAATAAACCCCGCATTAAACCAACCCTGCGGCAGATTTTGCGGTAAATCAACAGTGATAGACACACCGTCCATCGCGCTTATGGTGAGCCCCGCTAAAACAAAGTTGCCTGGCTTAACTTTGCAATCCACGTCATACAGTGTATAAGGGCAGTTACGCCCCCAAGTCAGGCGCAATCCTGCGCTATCCATAGTGTCGGACAATGCCGCGGAGGTAAGATTGGTGGTATGTATATCCGGGCGACTTGCCTCCGTAATCGTGCCAATCCATACAATACGGATCTCTTTGTCATCCTCATGCAAGCGCATAATAGTGAGCTTAACAGTTTGACTTGGCGGCAACCCACGATACAGGCGCGCCACAGGGTTGTTGCTCGGCATGCGAAGTGTCACATTGCCATCGCCTCCGCCGTCGCGGGCATCACTGATAGCAGAAGCCAACCATTTCTCGCCGTTAATCTCCAAATCCTTATCGGCATTGCAAAAGCGCCAGATTTTTTCATTCTCGCCGCGCACAAATTGATACAAGTCAATCGGGCGACCCTCGGCGACGGAATGCGTTTTGCTTAAATAACTCATCTTTAAATATCCTTTAAACCGCTTTTAAAGTGCGGTCGTTTTTAAAAGTATTTTTACGGCTCCAGCTCGTCTCGGAGCCCATGAAAGCTCACCGTTACCGTTGCTGCGCCGTCTGCGTCGGTATGATGCACCCAGCTTACTGTGTCACTCTCCAAGCGGGACAGCGTTAAATATGAAATCTTGAGAATATCTCTTTGCTTGATATTGATAGTGTCACCGTCAAATGCGAGCCGCTCTGTTGCAGAGTTAATCACTGCGGATGACACAATACGACGATAAAAAATCCGCCCGCCGGTGCACTCAATGCGCACGTCTTGCCGTCCTGTTTGCTTTTGTAATGCGCCGGTATAGTTGATGTAAGCAATATCTAAGGTCTTGCCGACAATATCGCCCACGGGCGTCACATCCGTGCTTGAGGTCGCCACCCAAATCGCACGCTGACGGCCGCGCAAGTGATAAAACAGATTGCGGAGCTTGCGTTGTTCTTCCCGCCCGGCTGCTATAAAGCGGTGGGCGGTGATTTGCATCGCCTTGTTGGCCGTATCTAAGTAGTACGGCAAGCCCGTCTCGTTATCCAATGTCTTAATCAGTCGTGCATATTGCGCGGTGATGTCTTCCGACCATTCGGATGTCGGCTCCAGCACGGGGTGGTTGCGATAGGTCGGTAAATGGCTCACATCATCACTCCACGCATTATGCTCGTGCAGTTGCAGGCGGATTTGAGCAGTTGACACGTTGTCGCTTAAACGGCGCACCTGCGGCATATCTGTGAGCACCGCGGAGCGGAGCGGGTAAACTGCGGTAAAAGTGCGGTCATAATTGCCGACAATAGGGCGTTTAACCGTGATTTTACTTGGCTCTAACGCAGTGATCTCAATCATTTCCTTGTTGCTTCCGGTCATCAAAAGTGCGCGCCCACCGACGGCAAAATCATAGCCCACCGTGTTAATAGGTAACTCCACCGCCCCCTGTTGCACAGGCTGTAACAGTCTTGCACAGTCGGTAAAAATCGGCAGTGACCATACGCGCGAGCCGTAGCCATAAAGGGCAGATTCAAATAATTGTCGCTCGACCTCCGAAAAACTCACCTTAAACTCAAAAGTACGTCGAGGGCTCAATCTGCGCGCAATGCGTTGTTCGGCGGCAGTCACGGATTGATGCACGCGCGTGAGCCACTCCAGGTTTTCGGTCACGTCTTCCGACCAGTCGGGCATAAACGACCAGTCGGTAGAACGCGAGCCGATAATGCGTAAGGTAACAGGACTTTTGCCCAAAAAATTAAACGTCACGACGCAATCAATCACCGGCGAACCTTGCATACCGACTTTAACCGTCCATTTTTTAAGGGCAAGCGCGTTAAACGTACCGGATGTAGGGCCGACAAGCTCTATACCCTCGCCGCCGACGACAGAAACAGATAAAAGTTTTACCGCACTTTTATTGGCATTCCAGACTTGGATTTTAAAAGTCTGGTCGGTTGATATGGAGCCTAGATTGACGATATGTGGGATGGCATAAATCCGGCTGTATAAATCCGTGTAATAGTTGGGCGCAATGTAACCTGCCGATTGGCGCGTAACATCCGCATCAACGTTTTGGATAAAATTGGCAGAGCTAATTTTTAACGGGGCTTTAAGCCGCCATTTGTCGCTACGATATGTGACTAATCCCGCCTTAAATAATACCGCCCCCGCGGTTAGACGCGATAAAAAATAGCCATCATGATTTGCCATAGCCTACTCCACCAGACGATACGCGACGCCATGGCGACCGCTAGAATCTTCCAACTCTTTAACGCGCCAATCCAAACCATTGTGATAACCGCTTGCCGGGATAATTAACCATCTCTCGCCATTAATAGTTAAGATTGTGCGGGGGATAATGCCGTGCATATTGACATGATAACGGTCAGGCACAATCCCCAGCCGGAGGTGAGTGTCATTACGCAAGTGCGCAGTAATCACATTAGGATTTGGCATTGCAACCTGTCCTAATGTTGAGTTTGAGATACCGGTTAAAACATCATCAGCGGTGTGGCCGATATCACGGTCTAGCATTGCACCGGTGTTCGTCCCCCAAAAATGTGCCCCGGGGGATGTTTTCTCCTTTCGGTCGGCGCCACAAAAATACCACGGACTGCGGGTTTCCCCGGCTAATCCTTCGACTCGCAAAACGGAGGAAAAAATATCATAGCCATGCCCCATGCCATACACGCATAGGTTACTGTTCTCGCTGGAATTCTGTTGATTATAAAACCAGGTGCCATAAGCGTACTCGCCCCCCTCAAAATCCACCTCTTTGGTTAATTGCCCCAATCCAAAATGGCGATACAGACGCGCTTCGCGCTCAAATACCACGTGGATATAGTCTTGTGTTGCCATAAAATCGTAACTGACAAACGGCCCATCAGTAAAAAGATTAACGGAGGTCTCCATCTGTTGGTATGCGGTATTTGCTCGGTTAGGGCTGCCGGCTTGCTCAAGAGCGCCTTTGCCGTTATCAATTTCGCTACATGGCATAATGTATAAAACGTCTTTACGCTCGGCGCGTCCGGGTTGGCGTTGATATTCAATCGCCCAAAATTTGTGTGTTTTAAGTTGCTCTATATACAACTTAGTTGCCGACAAATGGACTACCCGCCAATTAAGCGGCATAATAAACTCTGCTAATTTTCGTAAAAGATTAGCGATATTGCTAGCTGTACCGGTTTGATAAGCCATTACTCAATCTCCATTGCAAAATAACTAATAGTTGTGACCCGATAGGCGTCGTTGAATACAATAAGTTTACGTCCATCTTTTGTTTTAATTTTATCCAATGCCAATGTACCGATGCCGGGTAGCCAATAAATGCCATCCATTGCCCCCCAACGGTTTGCACCCTGAGATGAGCTAGGGGTCGAGTAAAGCTCAACCTGGGTAAGCGGATAGTTATTATTGATTGTCGCCAGCTTACTCAAAATATCTTTAGTTGCTACGCTATTACTATAAATAGGATGGATGCCTTGCTGTTTGCTGTCGGCATTTTTACCTGAGACGTATTCACTGTAGCCAAAATCTCGCCAGCTTTGGTCTGGTGTTAACAACCAACAATTTTTCTTACGGGCGGACGCGATAGAGGAGATATCATCACTCGCCTCCGAAAAACGGGTTAGCCCCGCCTCGGCAGAGCCTGCTATACAAAGCGGATACGGGTATTCCGTCGGTGGCACATTAGGCAAAATAAACCCACAATACGCCGTACAACAGACCTTCTCGATTACTGTCAAAATTTTAAAATGACGACCATCTGCCACGATGTGATAGGCAAAATCACGCCCACTGGTACATAACGCCACCCCCGGAGAGCAATTAACAATGCCATTAATAAACAATGGATTAGTTACCATCTGCTCGTTAAAAAAGGTGCCGCCATAAAAATTAATGTTGTAAGTGTCTTTTGCAATGTTATTGATGGTTTCTGCGCCGATATAAATAACCTGCTCAACGCCTGTGCCGGTGGATTTCCACATAATTTGCCGACGTTCGACTTCTGTTGCAGTTGCGGTGATTTTACGGTCAAACAACACCGTCCACGCCTGTCCGTTAGCAACTAACGTCGGGTCGGTGGTTAAAAACTTATTGAGTATGTCAAGCAAATCGCGTTCATTTTGCGCGGTGCCGGTTTTGTATGCCATGATGTAACCCCTTAATTTAAAATATCTTTTACAGTTTGTTTGTTGGCTCGTAGCATGGTGATTACTGCTTTTTTGCCCTCGTTGGTTTTAATTCCCGCGGTAAATAACTCCGCGCTGTCAACGGCGAGTGTCTGTTGGATGTTGACCGGTGATGCCACCACCTGCGTGCCCGCGCGGCCGTCGCGCAAGGAATCACTTAAACCCGGCTCACTATAACTTGGCACGGGTGGGACAGATACCGGCCCGCCTTGCGAAAATGAGCGTAGTTGTCGGCGGTTGATGGCGTGCATAAAGCCAACACCATAGTGCGACACAGAATCTGCCTTAACCACAAACTCGCCATTTGACAAACGAGCAGGGATAGAATCCGATGTACTTGTGCCGGGACCACGGATATAACCCCCTGTCGCGGCCGTCACCGTGCCGCTGGAAAACGCACCCGCAATTGCGCCCCATAAACTCCCGACGCCCTCTGATGCTTGCAATGCGATGCGCTTAGCCTCAATTTGTATCATTGCGTTAATTACTGTATTGGCAAAGTTTTTGATTGCGTCCCTTAATGTCATGGTGCCGTTTGCTAGCCCAATAATTGAGGTCTCAATACCATCCTTCACCCCCTCCTTAAACGCTTTTTCCAGGTCGTTTCCGGTGTTTTTAAGCTCCTCCATTTTGGTTTTCATATTTTCCAACATTTCGGCAGCGGCTTTACCTTGCGCACCTGGCATTTGCGCTAATTTTTCGAGTATAGGTATTTGTTTTTCGAGCTCTTTTACAGTTTCTGCGTAAACTTCTTTTAATTGCTTTTGCCCCTCAAGGTGACTAATTAAGCCCACCTGTACCTGCGCTTGGATACGTTGCTCTTGTGTGCTTTGGTTTTGATACAAACGATTGATTTCATTTTGCACGCCGTCAACTTGGGCTTTTGCTTGCTCTAACGGCAAGATTTTTTTAATCAGATTAATCCCGTCCACATTACTGTGTTTAGTAAACTCGGCTAATAGCTTGTTATAACGCCCCTCAATGTCGGTAAGGTTGGCTTTCACCTCCTGCCCGGTGAGACGCAAATACTGCACGTTAAGCGCAAGATTTTTGTCCGTCGCATCGTATTTGGTTTTTGATGACCGGGCGGATTTCTTGGTTTTTTCGCCTGCTTCGATTTGAGCAGAGTAGGCCAACGCTTGATTGCGTTGTTCTTCGCTGTCCCAATTGTGGTGTTTGATGTCGTAATCACGTTGGCCGCGGGCATTCAGCTTGGATTTTTCCGCTTGTGTGCGTAGGGCATCCAGCTTTTTCTCGTTTTCTTTTGATTGCTTGGCGGCGGCCACCTGATTTTGCAATTCAATTACATTATTGAGTCGGTCGATTAACGGTTGCAAAAATGCCCCACTGCTTCCTGCACCTTTGGCGGCAGCAATGACACGATCTCTAAATTGCTCCATTTTTTGCGCGGCGGTCAGCGTAGCGTCGGCAAACTCGCTTTTTAATTTAGTCTCCAGATTTTTGAGTTCACCTTGCATTTCAACAAGCGCGCCCTCATTCTTTTTGATGACGTCCTCTAATAGCTTCATTGCTTCCGGCGCTGTTGGGTCGCCCAGGGCTTTGAGTTTCTCGGCAAGTTCGCCACCTGCTTCAATTGCCGCGTTAAAGGCGGCAGTAAGCTGTTCTTGGTTGGTGTTAGCTAAGATATCCGTGCTACCTTGTAACTCCCGGATATGCGCTTCTAGCTCTTGGATTCGCTTATTTGCTTCTTCTAGCTTTTCTAAATTCAAAAATCCGCCGACACTGTCGGTCAACATTTGCTCTTGTAACTGATTGCGGACTTGGATTAGTTCATCAAGTTTCGCCTTGGCTTCATCCAGAGTCTTATTGTTTATGTCAACCTGCGTCAAACGCTCACTAAATCCGCCCATTTCGCCGAGTTTTGTGCGGGCGTCAATTAGCGCATTTGTTTTGTCGATGTTGGATTGGATGGTGTTTGTGGTTTGTTGGTATTGCGCTTCCAGCTCTTCCTCTTTGCTTTGCAAATACTGATAAGCGGCATATAGACCAACAGCCGCGGTAAGTGCCACACCGACCCAACCACCCGCAAACCCAAGCAAGCTAGACCCAATACTGGATGCGGCGGCACGCGCTTTTGCCACCCCTAAGGCGCCGTAAGCCTGTGTTAATCGCGCCACAGATACACTCTCGCCGTCCACTGCCCGCATAGCAATAATGGTGGCTTGGGCGGTGCGTACTTGCGCACTCGCATTAGCATTAACTGCGACAGTATTTGCATTGACGGAAAACGTACTTGCCGCAAGTGCGGCCGCTTTTTTGGCTAAAGGTGCAATCAAATGCACCGTGTATGCGGCGCCTGCGGTAATCAATGCTCCGGCAAGTAAATCCAAGTTATTTGCAACAAGGGAGATTGCTCCGGCGACAAGACTGGATGCGGATATAGTTTTATCCGTGTTACCCACAAACCCGAGCCAACTGTTAGAGAGTTGATTCATGGCGCGCCCAATAGTCAGCGGCATTTGCTCATATTGACGCTGGATTTCTTCGGTGGCTTCTTTGGTCGCACCAAGGATTAATTGTGGCGTGAGTTCACCTTCCTCGGCCATTTTTCGCAATTCTGCGCGGGTTTTACCAAGTGACTTTTGCAACACTTCGAGCAGGATAGGCATTTGTTCTGCGACAGAGTTAAATTCATCGCCGCGTAACGCACCGGAGGCTAAACCCTGCGCTAACTGGATAATGGCGGCTTTTGCTTCCTCTGCGCCTGCGCCAGAGATTGCCGTCATTTGTTGGATAGTACGGGTAAATTGCAATAATTCGGCACTATTAGCCTGATTGCCCATTGCTCTATAGAGTCGCGTGTAGAGTTCTGCCGTTGCACCAAACGCCGAGCCGGTCTCGTTAGCAATCTGCATGAGCTCGCTAAACGTCCCCTTGGCTTGCGCATTAGATTTTGAGATCAGATTAATGCGTGACTCGTAACTCTTGTACTCATCAACGGTTTGGGAGAGGTTAGTAATGGCAAGATTCCCCAATGTAAACCCAATAGCTTGAGTTTTTAGACGGGCTAATTGCGTACTGATAGATTCCAACCCTGCGCGGGTTTTGCTTAGTTTAACGGTGGTTTGGTCGGCCTTTTTACCGAGATCATCAATGCCTACGGCACCAACTTTAGCAGACTTACCCAGGCCTTCCGCCGCTTTTTTATTGCGTTGCAATTCGCTTTCAAACGCCTTAAAATTCGACAAAGCATTCTCAAGGTTGGCTTTGATTTTGAGTGCGAGAGTTAAATTATCTGCCATGAGGTAACCTTAAATGGATAAAAATATAAATATCAGTTGGCTTGGTTGGGTGATTGTGTTGTTGCCGTATGAAATCGGTTTACTGTTTATGCTGTTCGGGTCTGCCAACTTCGGACAAGTGCTATTTTTCGGCACCGCGTTTTATGCGCTTATTTTTGTTGTCGCCGCATTCTTTCGTGCGCCACTTGCCGCCTTGCTTGGTATTGTCATCGGTTCAAAACTCTAAAAAAATCGACCGCACTTTTAAGGTGCGGTCAACTCGTCTATATAGCCTTGCACCTCTTTCCCGCCATTTACCCCAAACGACACATCTATCGTTCTGTCAGCGCGTTCTTTTCGCTTGCGGATTAGGGCTTTTTCGTAAAACAGCAATAGTTGCCGGGCGGTGTAGTCGCCAAGCTCCACAAAGTGGTGACCGTTGGCGACCAACAGCTCTATGATTTCACCCCATCCAACATCTTGAGATTTTGTGTTGCCATTCGCTCCATTATTGGTGCAATGGCTTTGCGGGTAAAAAAATCACTGTTTACACACCACCACGCCATGAGTAAGTCTTCGCCTTCGCGCGCATTGAGGTTGGCAATATAATCAGTCGGCTTGTTGATAGATAATGCAACAAGCTCAATTACGTCTTGATAATTGTCACTGAGACAAGCCATCAAGGCATCAAGGTTAAAATCCTCTTGGCTGTTGCCAAGCGTAGTACGTAGGGACGCAATAAACGGCACAAATTTGGCGTTGTGCTGTAATTGTTGTTTTAGCGTGTATTCTTTGACTTCAATTTTTTCTTCGCCGATAGTGAGTTCAGCGGCCGGAAAGAGGATTTGGAGTTCTTTGTTTTCGGTTTGGTCGGACATAATTGCACCTTAATTTATTTTTAGGAGAGTTCCCCGGGCATCACCCCGGGGGAATGGTTTATTTGCGGATTTTAATCACGCGACCAAAACGACCTAGTGCAGCATCACCCACTTTGGTGGTGTCGGCGAGCACAGTGGCTTTAGTTGTTAGCGCGTCTAACGAGTTGTCATTGTTAATCAATGACAGCGCATCGGTCGGACTAAAGTTAACTTTGTAAAGCTCAACCACGGTCCATTCGTTAAGCTCAGCCAAGTTCAGACCTTCAAATCGCAAAAATAAATCTTTCGAATTCTCCGTCAGCATGGCGACGCTTTCGCTTGCGCCATGCTTATAAGCCACAGTGTCGGTGTTGTTCGGGATGTCCTTTAAAAACTCTACAGCGCCGAAAATAGCGTCCACTTTATAATCTGTGTTTTCGACCAGACTGCCGATTTTTACCTCACTCACATCAGGGTTGGCTAACGCAATGCGATCTCCGGTTTTAATTACGGTAGGCAATTTTTCACCGGTAACACTTGCCGCTTCTTTTTTGGCCGCAGTACCAAGCAGGGTCAACGAAAGGTTTTCAATGCTCAATTCGTGGAATTTGGCAGATACTTCACCCGATTTGCCAGTAGGAATTTTACGCACCTTTTGACGGGTTCCTGAATAAGATTCGGTGTGTTCAAAACTGTCCACGCTCAATGAGATAGATAGTTCAGACACATCACCCACCCAGCGTTGCGCGCCGATATTGCCCGTCGCGTCACGCACGGCAAGATAGAGTTTCCCTTGGCCGTAAGAATACGTTTCAACGTGTGCCATTATTGTTCTCCTTGATTTTGATTTTCGGTTTCACCGTCGGCAGACGGCGGATTTTCGGCGTTGTCGCCTGGCTGTTGTTCGGATTGAGCGGACTGTTCTGAGGCCACTTGCTCAGTCGGCTTATCGGATTCATCCGATTTTTTCACCGCACTTTTTCCGTTCACGCCGATTTGATGACAGATGAGATACGCCGCGTCAGCGTCTGTTACCTCAATCACATCACCTGCGGCATAGCTAATGCCGGCGTGGACATGCGGTTGGTTTAATTTAATTTGCTTCATCGGTTTCTCCCTATGATGATTTTGGTTTGGTAGGTCTCCATCCAAACGAGATAAGAGTTGGTGTAATCCACAATGTCGCCACGTACAAAAAAGGTTTCTTTTGCACCCGGCACCGGTGGACGCCAACCCATTAACTGCTCGCGGATTTTGCCGATAACCGGATTGCTTACGCTCAAATGCGGCGTTTCGACGTTGTACTGATACGACTGCACAATCACGATGACCGAAAAGCTCACGGTAACCATTTGACGTATCGCCACATCATTGAGCGTGCCCACCTCGCCGTTTGGCACGACAAACACTGCAGGCGTTGCCAAGCCCGCCAAACTCACATCACTGATAGAGCGATATTCAGCGGTAGATCCCAACGTGTGGATGTAGTCCGGTTGTAGGGGTTTGAGCTGCTCAATCACATGCTTAATGTCAAACGGTCCGTATTGCATTAGTAATCCTTCAAGGTTTCAGCAGTAAACACGCGGTCGCGTTTGGTAAATTTCGGATAACCGGAGGCGGGCACAAGCTCATCTTCAAAGCTAAGAGAAAACTTACCTTCCGCAACCAACTGCAACAATTTGAGCGTATCCCGATAGTCGCGCACGATAGGGTTATCCGCTTCTTTTGCCGGCAAATGCTGATGCAGGTAGTAACGGACCAGACTGCGCGCCCAGGTGGTTAAAATGCGCGGCGTTTGCTTAAACGGTAACTTATAGCCGCGTTGACGCAAGTAACCGTCAATTAACGCACTTGAGTCGGCAATCACCTCTTCGATGCGGGCGATTGCCTGTTGCGCTTTTTCAACAGCCGCCGGTGGTTCGCCGGCGACATCCTCACCGTCAATGATTTTGCCGATAATGCGCCAGTCGGCAGGTGGTTGCCCTACCTGCGCGGTAACTTGCGCCAGCTCCATCACGCCCGGCTTCTCGCCTAATTGTTGCAGTGTGATATACATTGCGGCGACCTTACGCGATAACGTTTTTAAGGAAGAAGCCTAAATCCTTCGCGGTGATCAACTCCTTAACGGACTCGCCGACGCGGTGACGATTGCCGCCACGATAGCCGATGTCGTTGTCAAAGATGGTGCGCACTTCGCGGGTACCAAATTGGGCGGTCAAGCCAAAGGTAGTGCCGTGTTGGGTGTCGGCTAATACATCACGATAAATCAATGAGCAGTGACCACCCCAAGCGTTCGCCAATACCGGCTTTTTAGCCTGATTCACGGTATTAACCAACGTCTGACCAACTAAGATTTGGTCGAGCTCAAACAACTCTCGCAAAAACTCCAACGGCACTAAGCCGGAATCACCCAACGTACCGTTATACGCTTTGATGATTTTCTTATTGGTGCGTAACGCTGTCGCCGCTTTTTGCCCTAAAACCATGATATTTGGTCGCATAATTGGCGCATCCAATGCATCCAACAGTTGACGGATTGGATCGGAATCATCATGTGTCCACTGGTCGTTACCGGACAAGGTTTTGACATTGCCATTGACATAGGATTTTTCGTTAAACACCAAGCCTGCGGTGCGGATTTCGCGCGCCAGCTCAATCAAGTTAATTGTTTGTTCTACCGCACGACCGTCAGGGTCGTAATTTGCAGGGGCGTTTTTCGCATCAACGACTGGTACCGGTGCATCTAATGCGTGGTCTTCGGTGGAGGCGGTTAATTCGGTAGCGCTAAATTCCACTTGGTTCGGGCGTGAGGTACGGCCGACAATGGTTTTTGGCACGGTAAAACCTTCGCCTAAATCATGTTGCAAATATTTAAATTCTTGCTTGCCTACATCAGTGCGGGGTAACACATCATCGGCAATCATGCGGCGGTTGCGGTAAGCGATCGCAATGGCGGTTAAAACCGGATTAACCGGAAAATTTGCTTTACTCATTTTTAATCCTTTTCAATAGATGAAATTTAATTACAGTTTTGCTTAATTTTGATGAACGGGTTATTCAGCGGCAAAACCCGGGGTGATAAACAAGGAGCCTAAATCACCTTCCGCGCCGTCTTCTTCGGCAAAGCCAATATAGGCTTGTTTGCCGGTGGCTTTCACGGCGCGACCTTGCGCATCGGTAGTTAATGGGTCGCCACGTTTAATGTCGGCGCCGTACATCACCGGATACAAACCGCTACGCACTACATCCACATGTTCGCCTGGGTCTTTCGGCACGCGAGTGGAAATACCGATTAACTTATCGGTGGCGGCGGTCGCTTGTTTTGCACCGTTTTTGTCTTCACCAAAGGTAACAATGCGATAACCTTCGATTTTGCCTTCAGTAACGTAGGCGGTGATTAATTCAGGGGTATTGCTCATTTTTGTGCTCCTTTCATAATGTGATTAACGGCATCGGTCATTGAGATTTCAACGCCCGCTTTCGCTTGTTCCGTTTGATATGCGGTGGCCGCTCTGGCGATAGACGCACCGTCGGCAAAGTCCACCGCGTCTTTGTCTTTTTCGCCCGGCTCGCCGGATTTTTCCGAAAAGTCCACCGGTTTAGCGTTGAGCACGTCTTTTAATACGTCAATGGACGATTTAGAGACGGTTTGCGAGCCGTCAGAAAATGAAACCGGCGCGTTACCCAGTTGTACCATCACTTCAACCAATGCCGCTTTGTGTGCCGGCAAGACCTTGCCCGCTTTCACTAAGCTATCGGCAAAATCAGTGGCTTCTTTTTTCTGTTTTTCTGCTTCCGCTTTGGCCTTTTCGTTCTCAGCGGCTTTGACTTTGTCTTCACGTTCCGCAATAGCGGCTTCACGTGCGGCAAAGTCGGCTTCTTTTTTCGCCACTTCATCGGCTGCCAATTTTGCGGCGGCGGCTTCAATGGCGGCTTTTTGTTCTGCTTCTGTCATGGTTTTCTCCTGTGGTTTTGGGTTAGCAGAGTCGGATTCTTCAAAAGCAAAGTCGGCAAACGCATTCTCACCGCCTTGGCTTTCGGCAAAGTTTACGTCTGCCAAGCCTTTCACCGCAGGCGGCACAGCGCCTAAAAAGCCTACATGACGTAAATAATAATGACCGGGTTTCGGATTGCCGGTAGTTTCCGGCAGGAAAATGGATGCACTGCGCTTTTTGTAACGTCCGGCATTCACCGCCTCGGCGAAGGCTGCGTCAACTTGTCCCACGTGAGCGTAAAGTATGCCGTCCTCCACGCTGGTCTGTTTCACCCAGCCGTAGGCCGGAGCGGTGAGATTGGGGTGACCGATAACAATCGGCGATTCGAATAGTTTTGGATCATATTGCGCGCTCAAATCTTCTAACGCAGATTGCGAAAAGCTAATTTCGCGCCCGTCCATGGCGGTGTGGGTGCCGACGCGCATGATTTCCATTTTGGTGAGTTTCACAGATAAACAACCTCGTTATGTATCTTGATGTGCACATTATGACGAGGTCGCAGAACAGTGTATTTTTTCCGCGTTTGGAATTATTAAGCGGGGTAATTTTTCAAATGCAGGATTATTTAGAGGGGGATTATCGTTTCTAGCGTGTTTATAAACGTTTATAAACACGCTAAAACGAATTCGAGGTATAGTTTATCGTTTTTTCGTTTAAAACTCCTGTACGCGCGTTTTACGCGTTAAAATCGTTTTTTATGTGTTTACGGGCAATATCAAGCAATCGTTGCTCGTCGTCGGCGGATAACCCGAGCCATGGGCGTGCCGGAATCGTCACGCTTTTCGCCGGGCGTCCGTGTACGTTTAACGCTTTGGCATTTTTTGCGGTGATCGTTCCGCCGAATTGGTGGATTGCCGCATAGGGGCGGTCAGACCCAAACACCACGCCGGTATCGCTTGCCTGGTAGCGCAGTGTACCACTTAAATGCCCGTCAAGGGTTAAAATTTTGTCGGCGTTTTTCTTCTTGGTGTCACGATACCAATCCTGCAAAGGCGCCCAAAGCTTGCCGTCCGGGGCTTTCTGCGCAACAAACCGGGCGAAATGGATTGCCAACAGCTCTTCACCCATTTCGGCAAACATCAGCTTCGGACGATTTAATGTCGCTAAGGCCTTATCAATCACGCGGCTAAGCTCCGAAATATCTAGTTCAATGTTGACTGCGGTCATATTTTGTCCTATATTGATTTTAGCGCATCGGGTGGGCAGTCCCCGCCAGGACCTCCAATCCCACACCCGGCGAGACTCACTTGTGGCGGCGGGTGAGTTTTTTAGTCTTCGTCGTCCCGGTAATACAACATCACACCGGTTCGCACCTGCTCTAAATACTCGTCCTTTTCCGGCGCAAATATGGTCACGCCATCCCAACCGTCACTGCCCACATCAAACACCGCCAATGCCGGCACATTGTGCCCACTGTCGTCTAACTCAAAACGAGCAATATAGCGACGGCGTACGGTGGTTAAATTCAAGTGGTGATGATACTCGGCACGCGTCCAGATTTCGTCAGGCGTTTTCAACGCTAATGCCAAAATCTTCAAATACACTTCACGACCGCGTTTTTTAAGTTTTGAGTGACCGCTGCGCGAGGTAAACAGGGCATCACTAATTACAAGGCTTTCACCCAGCACGTCTTTAAATATCGCGGGTTTTTCTGCGGTGGCACCAAACTCAGATAAAAATGCGTTGATATAAAACCCATCTTCCTTGCCTTCAGGTAACAATAGATTCGATGACAATTTACGCGGTGTCGGCATTGGAATTGGGGTATCGCTACGGTGCGGATAAAATGCTACACGGCGCGGTTGTCCGCCGTCGTCTAACGGCGGCGGGGTTTGGCTGGTTAAGCGTGACGCGCCGGGAATATGCTCAAAGCCGGGGTCGATACCTTTCGGCACTTTAACAATACGCGGATTCAATCCACGGGCACCAACAATGCGCTCCTCCCACTCAATTTTTGGTGCCTTATCCACTTTAAGTCCGTTGCGGTCCATGTAGGCTTGACTACGCCCAATCACGGTGCATTGACAGCCCCAAGCGTTAATGGGGAAATGCGTTTGCCACCACGGATCATCGTGGCGCAAAATCAACCCATCCCAGTGCATATGCTCAATGCGCGGGTGGCTGACGGCGTCACTGTGGACGTACTCCCAATAGGGCATCACATCTTTAAGCTCTTGCAGTTGAGCGTACCTGCCCGCCTGATAGCTTGAGCGCAGGTTGGTTTCGTAGATTACTCGGCTGCGCCAGTTGCGCCCACCGTGATAGTCCCACCCGTATTTGGCAACGATATTGTCAAAATCCTTGCGAAAGTCTTCCAGGGTTTTGCCGTTAGCGATAAAGTCCTGGATAGCATTGGCAAAATCTTCAATGATTTCACGGCGGTTTGCTCCCGCAACCACTGCCGCGTAATCATGCTCGGCGTTGTAAATGTCCGTCCATGTGGCGGTAGGTGTCGGGATTTTGCGCTTATAGAACTCAATTTGCTCGTTAAACGGCACGCTCCCGTAAGTTGCTTTATTCATTACTTGCCTCGCTTGCCACCGCTTCGCGCCCGCTTAAATTCGCCGCGTTGAGTGCTAGCGCCATAGCGGCCGTGTATTGCTCCAGGCTCATATCCGGCATCAAGGTTAACAGCTCATCGCGCAGTTGCTCTAAAGATTCCGCGCGCTCGGCTAACGCCCGCACTTGGCTCACCCAGTTATCAATCACCGGTGCAAGATTATTGTCGAGCTGATCAACCATGTGACCCGGGATGTCTTTTTCCGTTTCGCCCGCAAAATCTGCCGTTTTCTTAGCAGGTTCTTTTGGTGCCGGGTCATCATTATTCGGGGATTCTGCCTTTTCCCATTCGCCACCGTAAGACGCTTGGATTTGCCCCAAAGTCGGACGATAGCCGGTAGTTTCAAATATAATCTTGTCACGATTAGCTTTTTCTTTTAAATCTTCCGCCTCATCAAACACTCTAAACACGCGTGGTGGGCGAGCATTAGCAAAATTCATTTCAGTTAGCCAGGTCACCGGGCCGCGGTTAAAGGATTCGCAGATGACATCAGAGTCTGCCTTGATGATGGATTCCAACACTTTTTCTTGCAAGTCGTCATTACCCAAACGCCCTGCGGTACCGCCTGACGAGGAGGTTTGCCCCAAGACGACACGTTGGATCCCTTCGTTCATGGTATCAAATAGCTCTTTATAGGAACCGTTGCCGGTGCGACCTTGGCTTAATAGTTCAATGGGCATATCAAGCGGCATAACAATGCCACTGTCGGATTGGATAGATTCAACTGCTTCCAATAAGCGTTTCTGGTCGGCTTCGCTGGCGTTTTTGCCGTAGCGACCTAGTACGGTCGGCATGCCAAATTTCTCCAAAAAGATCAGCCAAAACTTGACGCCGTTACGTTTAAAAAAGCTCAACCAATACAACCAGTGCGCAAGGCCAATACCGTATGGCTCGTCGTCGTGGTCGGCACCGGTACAAAAACTCCAAAAATACGGTGCCGGGCACTCGATACCCGTGGTTTGATTGGCGCGGGTGAGCAGGCGTAATTCGCCTTTAGGCGTGAAGCGAAAGCGGCGACGATTGCGCACTTTCACATCGGCCACATATTTGCCGTCATCATTGACGCGATACACCAGTTCCGCTACGGCGTAGCCGTAAAAAATGCCGTAGTGCATGAGTTTGGTAATGCGATCAAAGCCTATTTCGGCAACCCAGTTACGGATAAAATCCGCCGCTTCAATGTCCTGCGGTTCGTCGCTTGCCGGCTCCACCGTCCACTCTCGGGAGACCAGCGCATCTTGGCGTTGGGTAAAGGTGCGTTTGACTTCTTCGTCGCTTAAAACCTTTTCGTAAAGCGACAGGTCGCCGTTACCGCGCCCGCGGAGCACGCCGTCTTCCGGTTGTGCCAGTTCGCCCATGTACGCCTTGGTGATGTCCTGTCCGTCACCGGTGCCGGCGATAGTGCGGTTGGTTTCCAGTTTTTTATTTTTACTTTTAAACCAATCTTTAATGCCCATAATTAAAATCCTCTAAAATTATTATGTCCGCGCACCGTACCAAATCCATGCGCGGAAAATCCCGCACTTGTGCCGAATAAATCCGCTGTATCGCGCCGTTTGCCGGCTTTAAAGTCAATTTCAAAGCCTTCGTCAGTGCGATAGGCGTAATAGAGTAAGAGTTTAGCTATGCCTGCGTCACCGTGGCGTTGCGTGCCACTGGTGCCCGTGGTGCGTTTGTCGGGGATTCTAGGTACGCCTTTGACTACCTTGAATGCCCGCAAGTCGTCCAGCATATCGGTGTGATGTGGAATACCATGGAAGGTGCCGTCCTCAAGTGCGGCTTTAAACGGTGGCGCATGCTGGGCGTACCAGGATTCGCTTAACATCACCGATTCAACGACTTGTCCGTAACGGTCAAATGCCGCCTCGGATAAAAACTGTCCGTTTCCGCGTCCATCATTCGCGGCTTTGGAAAAACGCGGCAGGCGGTCGCCGATGTAGTAATAAATCTGCTCTTGTTGCTTAAACGGGATTTTTGACATTTCCAGTACCAACACTTCTTTCAGCGTTAAATCAGGCTGTTCTTGCCCCACACAAATCACCGACAAGTCACCGCTACGCGCAAAGTCTTCGCCGATGTAACTGCGTTGACCTTGTGGTAATGCCTGTAACACCGGCAAAAGATTTTCCTCGCACCATTCTTCGATTTCGACGTAGCGCACAGTCTCGACAAGAAGACTAAATTCATCTTTTTTGATTAAGCGAATGAGTGGCGTGTCTTTGCTCATGCGGCTTTCAATCAGCGCGCGGGTAAGCCATGCACCGCCCGAGTTGCGCGGGATACAATCCAATTCTTCGGAAGCGGCATCACCGTAAGACGCGCGGATTTCAGCCACCCAAGCGTTTTCCGCTTCTTGTGTCCATTTACGCCCCAAGCGTAAACAAATGCGCTTATAAAGCCCGTCTTTAATGGCGTCATCAAAGGTAATCGTGTGCAGGCTGTATGGCTTTTTGCCCGCTTTAACATCGCTTATTAGCTCATTAAACGGATTATCCACACCATTGTGGGTGCTGATGATATGCACCTGACCGCCCCACATCAAAAGCGCCATTGCCGCCTTCATTAACTCAGCCAAATCCTCGTGGAATGAGGCTTCGTCTAAAATCACACGTCCTTGTTTACCCCGTAAGTTAGAGGGGCGGGAAGACAGTGCGGTAATACGCCAGCCGCTGGCAAAGCGGATAACATAAGCCAGAATGGCTTTTTCTTCGTCGCCTTCCTTGAAGATCTCTTCGGTTTCTTCAATTTCGCCGGCAGCGAGTCCGTAAGCCTTTGCCCAGTCACCACAATCGCGGATGAATTCCTGCGCCATGTCTTTGTTGTAACCGATGTACCAAACGTCCATGCCTTTTTGCGAGGCGGCAAGCAACGCGGAATCTGCCGCTTCCCCCCACGACAAACCGATACGCCGTGACTTCTCACAGACTTTAACGGGAGTCAAATCCGCGCACCAACGTTGCTGATAACCCAGCAACAACATTGGTGTTTTATAGTGTTGTTGCACTTGCAACGACACCGCAGATTGCTCAAACGGTAAAACACCGATTGCATCTAAGTTAGGCTCGGTCATCATACAATTCCTAAAATTTGTTTACGGATTTGGTCGGCAGTTTCTTCGGTTAATCCGTTTTTCTTCACTACTTCATCCACTTCCCGTGCGGCGGCTTCGGCGCGGGCTTTGATTTCGGCTTGGTATTTTTTGAGATTGATACTGGCGCCAATCAGCGGACTGATGTTTTTGCCTACAAACGACAAGGCGGCAAGGCGTTTCATTGGGTCGTCTTTTTCCTTGATTTCTTCAAGGTTCATCAAGGCGTGGAAAACTTCACTTTGGATCATTTCCAAAATAGCGTCGCTTTGTGTGCCTTTGTCGTTGCTAATATTGTCCGAGATGATTTTCGCCGCTTCGGTACTGGCTTTCACAGACGCTAAACGACGTTCTAATGCTTGCCCATAGCGGTGCACCGCACTGCGTGAGATGTCATAACCTCGGGCTTTTAGGGCTTCTTCCAGTGCGCTGTAATCGCTAAAGTTATTTTCAACAAGGGCGGCGTCCAGCCAATCTTTGACGGTTTGCGGCAGTTGTTTGACGGTTGAGCGTTTCGGCATGGCGACTCCTTACCAGTATTTTTCAGGGCGGGCAATGCCGTTGATAGATTCGCTAGTGTACTCGACAAAATCAATGCCTTCCGAGGTCAATTTGCCGTGCCATCGGGCGGTATCGCGTCCGCGTAACTCAATCAATTTGCGTCCGGCTAAATAATCCATTTCTCGGCGTAATTCAAGAGCTGTCAGTTGCATTGGCACGCTTTGGATCGTGGTTAAAATCAGGCTTTCCGGCGCTCCAATAGGGCGTGCATGGTCGAGCGTCAACAAAATCAACCAGCGCACGTGTTCGCGTTTATTTTTTTCGAATTGGATCATGTTAGCTTCTTCCATACATTAAAATAACCTTATCTAACTTCTCATTAATGGCGTCGTAGCGCGCCGAGTTTACCGATTCGCTCCGGATAGCGTCCTCGCGTCGCTGATAGTCCTCCGGCATTTTTATCTTTAGTTCCATGACGATATTATTGGCGGCTTCCGAAAGTCTGCGCGCCTCTTTGATGTCTTGGTGGAGCTGTTGATATTGGGTTTCGGTAAATTTAAATTTCTCGTTGAGCTTGGATTCAAATTGAGCAAGCAGGATTTTTCCAAAACCAATCAACATACCGATGATGGTAATAACCAGGCTCACAAAAAAGGTGATCACCTGCCATGTGCTGACTTCCGTCATTTTTCCCCCTTTTGCACATAATTAATTAAATCCACGTGCAACCCGGCACAAATGCCGTAAAGGTCATACATTTGCTTTAGAGCTACCAAAACCGCATCACTGTGGTTTTGCGGGAGCGGTGGCAGGACTTGGCACGGTACCGCTAATGCCGGTGGTAGCGGTTTTAGCTGCACGGGCGCGGGCTTCGGCGAGTTTGTGCAGGCTGTCAGCAGGATAGCGGCAATCGCGACGGCTATGCCCGTTTTTCGTAAGGGTTTGCTGTAGTTCATAGGTAGTTCGGTCTCCTTCGGTTTGGTAATCGGCAAGTTTGGCAAGAGTGGCTTGGCTGACGATAGTTGCTGCCATAATGTCGCGCCCAAGACGGTCTAACTGTCCCTTAATTTCCGTTTTTTCCACTTGTTCGTAGGCGGCTTTCGTGTCAGCGACACCGCGCTCATAGGCTTGGTAGCAACTCCAAACAGTAAAAAGCGTAATCAGCGCCATGTTTAAAATCGCTCTGCCGATGTCGGTTTTAAAAAGTGCGGTTAAACCTTTCATAAGCATTGCGGAATCCCCCAGTTGATATAAAGCGGTTGCCAGCGGTAGATAATACGCTGTGGATAGCCCCGATTTTCGGCAAAATTCGCACGACTGCGCCCGCTGTTGACAAGTTCCACGCTTTGCCAATAAATCAATGGATCAAGCCCTTGCGCCTTGGCTTTGCGTTTATCACGTTGCACCCAACCCAAGCCCCCGTTATATGCCGATAACATAAAGGCCATACGGTCGCATTCGGTACGCGCATTAATCTGTTCATAGTTGTAACGGTTATAACGTACTAACGCCCGCAACGCCCAGTCGGGGTTATAAGACTGATTGTCGGCAAGTTCGGGATACAACGCCGAAATCCAGTCAGCGGTTTTTGGCATAAACTGCGCCAAGCCTTGCGCACCGACAGGCGAAAGTGCGGTCGTTTTCCACTGTGATTCCTGGTGGATTTGTGCGGCAAATACAGGGATTGGGGCATTTAAGCCCCATACGGCGTAGCTTTCGCGGGTGAGCGTGCGTTGATATTGTTCGGCTTTTGCCGGGGTAGCTAAAGCTAACGGCACGCATAAAAGCGAGGATAGCAACAGCGCCACAAAGGCATAACAGCAATATTTGAAGCACTTATTGGTGCGATGGATGACGCGCATGATTACAGCCCCAATGTCACGCCCAACATCACTGCACCGACAATCAACGCACGGCGCAACAGTACGACGGCAAAAATTAGCTCATAGCCCTTATGTACCGGGTACTCCAATGAGGTTTGGTCTAGCGTGCCTTTGTTTTTAATGCGCAGTTTCCAGTTTACGGCTAAATAACCGCCCGGGCTGGCATAAGGAAACAGCGCTCGGTCTAGGTGATAACCGATAATGGCGGCGATGGATACTAACGACAGCTTATAGATTACAACCGGCACCTGCTGCGGGGAGGTTAAGCCGATGATAATCAAAAAGACCAACGCAGAAATAATCCATGATAATAATCGCCCTTGCTTAAGCGTGCGAAAAAAACTAGACATAAAAACTCCTTAAATTTTGATGGATGAGTGGTTTGGAGTGTTTAGATTAGCTATCTGTTAACTTTGAGTATTTTGGACGCGATAAGAATATTTTTGATGCACGGACAGGCAAAATAGGCACACCGAAAAACCACAGGAAACGGAGCCGAAAATGTAATGTATCAACCGTTTGCCCATTTAACGCCGCGCGGCAAGCCTTATGACCTGCCGCCCTTACCGAATATCAACCAAAAGGAAAATGCAATGGAAAAGTTAACCTATGAACACATCAAATCCGTGATTAAAACAGCGGACTACTTACAACACGGCGAGCTGACAGTCTGCGTGTTGACACTACAAAACGGCTTTACTGTGACAGGTGAAAGTGCAGGCCTTAGCTTGGCAACGTATGACACTGAAGTCAGTAAGAAAGTTGCTTTTGATAATGCGGTAGATAAAGTTTTGATGTTGGAAAGTTATTTAGCAAAACAGCGCTTGTATGAAGGCACTAATGGCAAAGTTAAGCGTGAGCAATAAAAAACGGGCGATTGCCCGTTTTATTTAATAATCACTCCAGTCTATCGCATGTCGCGATCCAATCGTTTCTACGAGACATTCTATGCGCTCATATAACACAACGGAGGAACAACAATGACATCTCAATGTTCTATGGCTATCCACTATTTCGCCCGGCTGAAGTATCGACTTTTTATGTTGCTCGTAGCAATTTGCGCACAAATAATGAACTATCACATTCCCTTCCGCGTCATGAATGGGTTGTATTGGGCGATAAACCACTGCACCGCTGGCACATTGATGTGGCGCATACTTGTCTTTCTCCACTTCAAAGGTTTCATATTGTCGGATTTTATCTTCAAGACGGCGATGGTTCGTTTCCAACGTCCATAAGTTTCTTTGCAAAGAAAACACAAGATTTTGTAAGTTAATCGCGATTTGGGCGAGCTCCATTGCTTTCATGTTGGACTCGCCCAACTCTTTTAATCTGTCTATATCATCCTTGAGTTTTTCAGCAGTATCAAAAGCATTTTTGATTAATTTTGCTGCTTCGATGGCTTCCTTAAACATGTTTCCTCCGGTTATTTTATTAGTTTCTTATTTATTCTTTGTCGATGTATTCCAAAATATTGTCTTTTATGCCGCACTTTTGCAGGAATGTGATATGCATACGGCGCTGTAACTCGGCATTTATAAGCTCTTTCCGTTGCCAGTTTTGAGCAAATAGAATATCTATTGCCTTGGTGTCCAGCTTAACCTTAGCGCTCAGAAAATTAAGCCAAAAGATAAAAAGTAAAAAGATAGCAGTGACACTAATAAAAAACCAAATGGCACTGCTATCAGTCAAAGAAAATGTGCTGCCGGACAACTGAAGGCATATCATAAAAATGATGTATCCGATAAATAACCGCGTAATATCACGCTGGGTCATTGCAACGAGCAATATTTTCAGCCGTTCCCGGGTTAACTTTCGCCTCGCACGAATAAGTTGTTTTTCCGAATATTCAGATAGATTTATCTCATTTACTTCTTGTTGCCCAATGGCCTCAAAGATTTTATCTATTACCGTGAGTTGCTTAAGATAAACCTGAGTATTTCCATTCCCCGTTATTTTCATCTTCATAGCTTTTTCCTCCTTGTCGTTAGCTAATTAGAATCTATCTCTTTCGGGCTCTCCCTGCAATTTGCACATTGTTATCGCCTTTAATTTCCATGGTGCCGGCGGTGTCCTGCTTGTGTTGTTTATTCCCTTTTCCTTCAATTTTCATGCCTGCACCAGCCCCGCCAAGCATAAATTGGCGCATAACAGGCGGTGCCGCACGAAATGTTTCTAGTAGCTGTTGTTCTTCCGACGTTAATTCAGCATTTGAACGCACACCGAAAAGAACATAATTAACATCAATACCAACTTTCGCGACTTCTGCTAAATAAGTGGCGTCGGGCGTTCTTTTTCCATTTTCATAATTAAATTGCGATAACTTGGTAACCCCACCAACTGCACCTAACTGTCCTTGTGTTAATTTCAATCTATCTCGCTCATTTTTTAAGCGCTCAGCAATTGTCGTCATAAAAAACCTCAAATATACAAACTTATTACTTGTAATTATACATTTGTATAACTATAATGAACCACATCAACACAAAACGAACCTATTCAATCCACAAAAAGGAACGTAATTATGCTTACTGAATTTGAACAAAAGTTTCTACAAATTATTCGCGAACATCGCCACGAAGTAAAGAAAGTGCTTGCCGGCAAAACTCAGTCCAACACGCTCTCTATTGCTCAGTCCAATCAGGACGATTTTCAAGCAATGTCTGTAGTGCATAAATTAATTCTTCTGCTCCTTTCTGAGTTACCGCTAGAACAACGGGTTTCCTTGGCGTGGATAATTCTAACGCAATTAGATCTTTCATCGGATCCCACGCCATGCGCTTTACACCGCTTATGGTTGCAATGGCGTACTTTTGCTCAAAGTAATCCTCTAGGTTGGGGAGTTTGTCATTTTCCATCAGTTTCTCCATCAGACAACAAATAATCCACAATTTACCACAAGGAAACACAATGAAAAAGCAAAATCAACTTAAACCACTGCCATACCCGCAAACGGTTGAGAGCGCCCATCAATACTTCATCATCCACGGTATTAACCGGAGTGAATGGTGTCGCGCTATGGGCTTAAAAGTACAAACCGTGACGGATATTTTACGGGGTAAAGGCAAGGGTACATGGGGCGAAGCCCACCTTGCTGCCGTTGCCCTTGGCATGAAAAAACAACCGCAACACAACCTTACCGCCTAAGGAGATCAAAATGAAACGCCTACTTACCAAACTCTACATTAAATATTTAGCCAACCAATACCGCGCCGGCAAAGTAAAAAAAGCCATCGACAACCAAGCCATCAAAAACAACGGGCGCAACCGTGATGCCCGTGACTTGGCACAAGAGTTCGGCATTCCGCTTGCCGTTGCAACCCGTTTTGTGAAGTAAAGAGGTGAAAAATGAACAAAGAGAAAAGCAATAATGCAGCGCGGGTTTTACGCATTATCAAAGCAATGCAACACCGCTCTTACCTTGGCATGAGCAATAAAGAAATCGCCGAAGCCACAGGGGAAAGCCCGACAAATGTCAGTCGCGCGTTAGCCGTGTTGATTGAAGAAGGGTTTATTCACAAATTGATGACCAATGATTTTGCCTTCACACCACTGTTTGCCCAAATCGCCACAAAACACATGGCGGAAATCGAGTTCAATATTCAACGGGCTGAAGAAGCCAAACAACGCATTAATACTGCACTTTATAGATAAGGATACCAATCATGACAGATCTCACTTTAGCACAACAACAAGAGACTCAAGCACTTGTGGCAAAGCAAATTACTCAAGATAAAGCGCAAGCCTACGAAATGTTAGGAATGGTGAAAATGAGTGATTTTACAAGAAAACTGGTAACCGTTTCCCATATTAAGGTATTAGCAGAATTTAAGGAATCCAAGAAATACAAAGGGTTAGATATTCAAGATATTAATGGAAACTGGTTACATGTTACCAAATGGGAAGAGTTCTGCAATGCTTTAGGTTACAGCCGAGAAAAAATTGATACCGATATATTAAATTTATCAACCTTTGGTGAAACTTTCTTAGAAACCTCTCAACGCCTCGGCTTAGGCTACCGCGACCTGCGCAAACTTCGCAAATTACCGGAAGACGCCCGCGCCGAAATTGTGGATGCCGAATTCTCCGAAAGTGCCGACAAAGAAGAATTATTGGAAAAAATCGAAGAATTGACCGCAAAACACGCACAAGAAAAACAAATCTTAGAAGGTCAATTAAAACAAAGCCATGCCAACTATGAAGCGCAAAGCAAGGTGTTAAAAAACAAAAACGATCGCATTAATCAGCTCGACATCGAATTGGAGAAAAAGAAAAACCACATCAACACATTAAGCCCGGACGAAAAAGGCGGCTTGTTGCGCAAAGAAACCTCGCAATTGGTTTACAACGCCGAAGCTATTTTGCGCGGGCAAGTGTGGAAAGCCTTTGAAACGCTGGATAGTCACACACAAGAAAGCGGCATTGACCATAAACAATTTATGGTGGGTACGCTTGCGGAGATTGAGTTAGTGCTTAACGAGTTGCGCACCGCCTTTAATTTGCCACGCTTGGCGGACGGTGACAACCGCCCTGAATGGGCGCGCGAAGGTTTTGAAGGCAAAGACTACGATGCGGAATTTAACGCCATTTTAAATGGTGACAATCAATAAGGATTTACGTTATGGCGATTTTACCTGAAAAACTCCTTGAAATTGCGCAACAAGCCGCCAATGCCTCGCACGGCAAAAAAGGCGAGGTGTATGCGCAAGCCTGTGAGTTACTCAATGTTAGCCATGCCACGTTAATGCGCGAACTTAAAAGTCTATGCGCCCCAAAAGCGCGCAAACAACGCAGTGATAAAGGCGCGGTGGCGCTAGAGTTGGACGAAGCGCAAACCATATCCGCTTACTGGCTGGCTTGTCGGCGCGGGGTCCACAATAAAGTAATGTCGAGCTTAGCAAGCGTGTTAGAGGTGCTACGCGCTAACAATGAAATCAAAGCGGAATACATCGATGAAAGCACGGGAGAAGTACGGTTGCTTTCAGAAAGTGCAGTTAGCCGAGCGTTACGCGCTTACAACCTACACCCGGAACAACTGTCCCGCCCTGCGCCGGTGAATGCCATGAAGAGTTTACATCCGAATCATTGTTGGCAAATCGACCCGTCTTTGTGTGTGTTGTATTACCTCAAAGAGCAAGCGGACGGCGGCAACGGCTTAAACATCATGGAAGAAAAGGAGTTTTACAAAAACAAACCAGCCAACATTAAAAAAGTGGAAAACCAACGGGTATGGCGTTATGTGATTACCGACCATGCTTCCGGAGTAATCTTTGTGCAGTATGTGTATGGCGGTGAAAGCGCAGAAAACCTATGTAACTGCTTTATTAATGCCATGCAAAAACGCGATACAAAAGATCCGTTTTGTGGTGTACCGAAAATGGTGATGTTGGACCCGGGCTCGGCGAATACCTCCGCTATGTTCGCCCATTTGTGCAATCAGCTCGGCATTAAATTGCAAGTCAACGCACCGGGTAAACCACGTGCCAAAGGGCAAGTGGAAAAAGGCAACGACATTGTGGAGCGTCAGTTTGAGAGCGGTTTGCGCTTCACCCGAGTAAGCGGGTTGGCCGAGCTGAATCAACTGGCGGGACGTTGGATGACGTATTTTAACGGCACTGCCGTACATACACGCCACAACAAAACACGCTACCAAGCCTGGCTTGGGATTACCGCCGAGCAATTAGTAATGGCGCCAAGCCTTGCTATTTGCCGCGAATTGATGGTGACCAAACTCACCACCCGCAAAGTGAGCTCAGAATTAACAGTGAGCTTTGACGCCAAAACCTATGATGTACGCCACATCACCGAAGCCATGGTGGGCACGGAAATCACTATTGGTAAAAACCCTTACCGTCCCGACTGCATTCAGGTGCAACGAGTGGACGATGAAGGGCAACAATACTGGACGGTGGTTGAGCCGGTGGCATACGACGACCACGGGTTCCGCGTGGACGCGGCGGTTATCGGCGAAGAGTACAAACCGCACAATAAGAGCGTGTTTGAGTATAACAAAGAGACCGTAGAGCGCATCGCATATGACGCCGAGACGGAAGACGAAGTGAAAGCCGCCAAGAAAGCCAAAGCGCCTTTATTTGGTGGTCGCATTGACCCATTCAAAGTGGTGAAAGAACACGATTATGTGGATTTCATGCCGAAACGTGGACAAGAGCACGAATTAACCGCCAACGCCAAACGGGTTGAGCTTGCTCCTCTCAACACGATTGAGGTGGCAAAACGACTTAAAGCCCGTTTCGGCCATGAATACACGGCTGACACCATGAAATGGCTAAATCAGCGTTATCCAAACGGCATGAGCGAGCAGGAATTGGAAGCATTACTTGCGCAAGATCACTTACCGGCAACCGCGAAACCATTGCGTTTAGTCAACGCATAAAAGGACGGCATTATGTTGAAACTTAAAGCAATTTTAGAAGAGAAAGGCATTTCTCAACGCAAACTGGCAAGGCTGTTGCTAGTTTCCCCGGCGGTGATCACCAATTTAGTGAACCACGGCTTGATGATTAAAACCGGCACTGAGCAATTTAAAACACGGTTGACCGAGGTGTTAAAAACACTGGGGATTTCGACCGCACTTTCTGAGCTTTTAACGGATGATTCCGCAGGCGCGGCAACGCCTGCGGAGGATTCCCCTAACCTTGACGAGCAGTCAATAACAACAGAGGAAGACACTATGTTACTCGCAAAACAGGCTTTATTTCCAGCCACCAAAAAACATTTTTCATTATTTAGTAACCCATTCACCGACGAAGTGCGGTCGGCAGAGGAAGTGTTTTCTTCCCCCGATGTGCGTTATGTGCGTGAAGCGTTATTCCAAACCGCACGTTTCGGCGGGTTTATGGCGGTGGTCGGCGAAAGCGGTGCCGGCAAATCCACCTTGCGCCGTGATTTGATTGAGCGCATTAATCACGACGGCTTACCCGTGATTGTAATTGAGCCGTATATCATCGCCATGGAAGACAACGATCTCAAAGGCAAAACATTAAAAGCCGCACACATCGCGGAAAGCATTATCAACACCCTGGCGCCGCTGGAAAACGTGAAGCGCTCACCGGAAGCCCGTTTCCGCCAGTTACACCGCGTATTAAAAGACAGTGCGCGCGCGGGCAATCAGCACATTTTAATCATCGAAGAAGCCCACAGCCTGCCGGTGCCGACATTAAAACACCTGAAACGCTTTTTTGAGCTGGAAGACGGGTTTAAAAAACTGCTTTCTATCGTGTTAATCGGCCAACCGGAACTTAAACAAAAACTCTCCGAACGCAACTTTGAGGTGCGCGAAGTGGTGCAACGGTGCGAAATTGTCGAGCTGGCGCCGTTGGATAACTGCCTTGAGGAATACGTGGCGTGGCGGTTGAAAGCGGTGGGTCGCAAAACTGCCGACATTTTTGACCGTGACGCGTTGGACGCATTACGCAACCGCTTAGTGATGACTAATAGCCGGGCAAAAACCCAACACAGCCTGTTATATCCACTCGCGGTGGGCAACCTTATCACCGGCGCAATGAATCTTGCCGCCGAACTGGGTGCGCCGTTAGTCAGCGCCGATGTCATCAAAGGGGTTTGAGATGACCGCAAAACCGAACAAAGCACCTAAAACGAAAGCCAAGGTGCAAAAGCCGTTAAGTTTGGCCACGATGCACGCTTTAAGCCAGCTTAATTTAGCCGAAAAAGCCGTAATGGAGTGCAACCGAATCGGCTTAGTCGTACGCCATGTATTTTTGGCCACCGTGCCGATTATTACCGTACGACACAACGCATTAACCCGACGCTGGATTGCCCGAGGCAAGGCAGAGGTGGTAATGCAAACCCACGAAGGAGACGACAGCATTGTCTGCACGGCCGAATGCATGATTGCGGGATGCAGAATTATGTTTTCGTTTCTAAAACACGACATCAACATCACTATTCATTAAGGAGTTTTTATATGGCTAAATCAGCTACCCGAGTTAAAGCAACTGCACAAATTTATGTACCGCAAACCCGCGAAGATGCTGCCGGTGATATTAAAACCATCGGTGACTTAAACCGCGAAGTGGCGCGTCTGGAAGCGGAAATGAACGACAAGATCGCCGAAATCACCGAAAGCTACAAGGATAAATTTGCCCCGCTACAAGAACGCATTAAAACCCTTTCTAACGGGGTGCAATATTGGAGCGAAGCAAATCGTGACCAAATCACCAACGGCGGGAAAACCAAAACCGCCAATTTGGTGACGGGCGAAGTGTCCTGGCGGGTGCGTAACCCGAGCGTGAAAGTCACCGGAGTGGAGTCTGTATTGCAAAACTTACGTATTCACGGGCTTGAACGCTTTATCCGGGTGAAAGAGGAAATCAACAAGGAAGCCATTCTCAACGAGAAAAGCGCGGTCGCCGGCATTGCGGGTATTAAAGTGATTAGCGGCGTAGAAGACTTTGTGATCACCCCGTTTGAACAGGAGGCGGCGTAATGCTCACCAACCCGTTGACCTACCTTATCATCGGCGCCGTGCTGACGGTGATTGTAGGGTTGTTGGACGACGCCGGGTATTAACATGAATGAAATGTTGCAAACACTGCTTTTCTTTTACCTCTGCTTTTCCGTGATTTTAATCGTGATAATTAGCAAATTTTGGTAAACCGATTTAGAGCCCATTCAAGGAGTGGGCTGAGAAATAAATTTAACAATACAAACCGAGAGGAAACATGAGCAACGAAAGACGAGAAATGTATCGCAAGTTAAGCAACGATGCCGCCCATTTGGAACGGGCAGGCGAATATGCCCGCGCTTACAGCGGTTGGTTAAAAGCCTGCCTTGCCACTGAAAATTCAGACGAACACAACTGGTGCTGCGCACGCGCAGAACACTGCAACAAAATGGCAAAAACCCAACACTAGGAGGACAACATGCCGAAATATGTAGCACGCCTTTATTGCATGGTTGAAGTCACCGTGGAGGCGGAATCTATAAGCGAAGCGTTAAATAAACTTGATTTAAATGAGATTGATGTTAACGCCATGCCGCACACGATTACCGAGATTGATGACGTGATTGAAACGGAGGAGATCTGATATGTGGTACCCGGAAAAACATGAAGCGGAACGCGCCGAAAAATTGATTCTAACCGGCAAATTATCCCCGCAAGAAAAGAAATCAATGTCAGCCATTATTCATGCACACAAAACCCAACAAACCAGAGACTGGTTAGACCGTGCAGTATTGATGGCGCTTGAGGAAAAATACAAAGGGCAACTTGCGGAGCTTTGAAAATGAGCGAAAAAAAAATCAAAGTCACCGAACAACTGGCGCACATCCTCGAACAGGTGGAAATGGCGCGAGAAATGTGGATTGACGACAAAGAACAAGAGTGCTTGCTGATGTTACAAACCGCAAGCCGAGAAATGAAACATGTAGCCTGGGAAATTACCCCGGTGTTGGAGTGAGTATGGAACAAGACAAATTACTCAGAAAAATCAAAAAACTGTTGGCGTTGAGTAAGTCAACCAACCCACACGAAGCGGCAAGCGCACTGGCAATGGCGCAAAAACTAATGGCGGAGAATCAGCTTAATCAGTCACAAGTTGAATTTAGCCAAACCCACGCTAAGCAGAAAACTGCCATGAAATCCGCTAGATATGTACACATGCTGATCTCTGTGATTACAAAGGCATTTGGAGTTGACGGTTATTTATCTAACACTTATCCGGGCAAAAATTACAGCGAAAACAAAATGCATGTTGTATTTTACGGCGCAGAAGAACGCCCTGAAATCGCCTCTTACTGTTTTGATGTGCTATATCGCCGATTACAAGCGGCGCGAAAAGCGTTTTTAGACACGCAAAGCAAACGTCTAAAACGTAGCACATTGATTGCGCGGGGCGATTCCTTTTGCGAAGGCTGGGTTATCGGCGTTAACCAAAACGTGAAACAGTTTGCAATGACCCAGGAAGAAAAGCAAAAAATGGAAATTTACAAAGCAGAAGCGTTTAAGGAAAAGAAATGGAGCGAAACCAAAATACGTGAGAAAGGAAGCTCTAAAGACTACGGTTTGGCGCAAAACGCAGGCTATAAACAAGGCAAAGAAGTTACGCTGAATCACGGTGTAAAAGGAAAAGAGACGGTTAAGTTGGGGGTGAGAAAATGAGTGACAAAATTTATGAGTTTAGAAAAGTTGAAGACTTTTTGCAGTTAACCGAAGAACAGTTTAATCGTTTCTTGCCTGATTTTATCCATTGGTTTGCTATTCGCAAAACATTTATACAAAAGAAACAAGTAGCTATCGAAGAGCTTGGTGTTTTTGTGCAGGTTAATCCGGAACCGGTTATTAAGTGGAAGGATGATGGAAAAACTGGGGTTGATGGTTACGAAGTAACGATTAGACACCATCAAGATGGCGAAAATGATATAAAAATCAAGGTAAAAAAGGAGTAAAAATGAGCATATTTATCACACACGGCAACCGTTTAATCGACTTTGCTAACCCACAAAATAGCGACATCCATATTGATGACATTATTCATCATTTGGCAAGGATTCCGCGCTTTGGTGGCAAATTAGATAGACATTATTCAGTTTTGGATCACAGCGTTTACGCCGCAATGATTGCAAAAACGTTTTTGAAAGCAGACGACAAAACAACATTTGCAGTGTTAATGCATGACGCACAAGAAGCCTATTTAGGTGATGTACCAACGCCGCTTAAAAACTTACTACCCGAATATAAATTAATCGAGAAGGAATTTGAGCGAGTTATTCATGAGCGATTTGGCATTAAGATGACGCCAAAAATAAAAGAACTGGTAAAAACCGCTGATTTATTAGCGCTAAAAGCAGAGAAGAATGCTTTTATTAATACGCCACCAGAACTCGAAGGACACTGGAATTTTTTATACGGTCTTTATAGTGTCCCTGTCTCGCCGGAAGATTGGTGTGATGACAGTAGAAGACAATTTAAAAATGCTTTTAACTACTACAACCAAACTTTAAATTTGGGACTTGAGGAGATCAAATAATGAGCGAAAACAATGGATGGATTAAGTGTTCGGAGCAGTTGCCTGAGCCATTTGATACAAGTGAAGAATCACGCAATTCGAACAATAGACACTTAATTTATTATACCGAGGATGGTGTGAATTGGTTTGTTGATTTTGGATGGTATTTATTCGGCGATAGAGTGGATGTAAGCGGCAATTTAATGCCTCCATATTGGGAGTTGGACAACATAGGTTTGTCAAATTTAGTGATTGATGTTTCACACTGGCAACCACTGCCACAACCGCCTTCGGAATAGCCTTTATTCTTGAAAGCTAACTTGAAAGCTAACTTAAAAGCTAACTTAAAAGCTAACTTAAAAGCTAACATATCATTCAGCCTTCTCGCGAGAGAAGGCTTAGTCATATGACGGAGAGGACAAAAAATGGACCAAAAAGAAGCGCGAAGAAAGCAATTAATTCAACTTATACACATTGGGAAAAGTAAGTTACAGATGGATAAAGAGGTGTATCGCCTTTTTCTTGTTAATACAGTGGGCAAAGATAGCTGCACGCAGATGAATTTGATTGAGTTAAACAAGGTCGTCGACGCCATGAAAAAACGCGGTTTTCAGGTTTCCGGAGGACGTTTTAAAGATGGTAAACGCAAGTCGCCGCCAAGTTCCGCCCCAGTGAGTAGCAATATCGTTAAAAAGATCCGCGTGAAATGGATCGAAATGGCGGACGCCGGCATTATCCGCGACCGCAGTGAGGACGGTTTGAATGCGTTCGTTAAAAATATCGCTAAAAATGCACAAGGCGAGCCGATTCCATTCGTGAATTGGCTCAACAATGAGCAGGCGTCGATTGTGTTAGAACGCCTTAAACAGTGGCAAAAACGAATGATTAAGGGGTAATTTATGAAAGAGTCGCTAATGCAAATCCGCCGGCACGAATTGCTAGAAGAAATCGAATTGTTGGTGATTGCGCTATGTAAAAATTACAACTTAGGGCAGGACATTTGTGAGCAGATTGGCGTCAGCGTTGCCAACTGTTTAAGTGAAGAATATGCCGGGCAAGTTATATGCTTTCCTAAAGATTACAGATATAAGATTGCTCAACGTGACTTGGATATTTATAACAGTTTCAACGGTCGCAATTGGGGCGAACTTGGACGTCGTTATAATCTAACTGAGAATGCTTTGCGGAAGATTGTTAAGCGTGTGCAGGATAGGATAATTAAAGAGAAGCAACCTGACATGTTCATATAA